GCCTGTACCTGTTGCATATAAACCATTGTTGCTGGGTCTTGCTGTGGCTGTTGTGGCTGTGGGTTAGATAACATCTGATCCATCTCAGGGGTAATTTCTTTAAAGAACTCGGTAGAGTCGTTAAAACCTGCTGCCTCAATAAAGCGGCCTAATGTTTCCCGATACTGAGCTACAGATACCAATGGGTTAGCTGGGCCTTGCGTTTGCAAAATCTGCTCTTGCTTCTGCAATACCATAGCTGCCATAGCCATTTGTTGATCTTTATTTCCAGTACCTAATCCCACATTAACTTCCATGTCGTAGTTATTAGCCCACTCCCTTGGATCAATATTAATGTACTTGCCACGCAAACGAATGACACGCTCTTTGTCTTGGTACTTGCAAAGTAAGTGGAAAATCCCTGTAAACAAGTCCTTAACACCAGTATCAGCAAAGATACGAGCAATCATCTCAATACGGCCTGCTCCAGACTGTTGCATTGCCGCAATGGCCGTAGCCGTTGTGTTCTGCAAAATGCTTGGGTCTAACACCTGTCCAGCCTGCGCTACACCTGAACGCTTCTGCATTACTGAGTCTAAATACTCTAGCATTGGGAACGACTGTGCTGCGGTTGCTGGTACGGTCAAGGCTTGTACTGCGCCAGGCGTTTTCATGCGAACCACTCCATTAGGAGCAACGGTTAGCAGGTCATCCATGTTTACTTGACCATCAATGGCCGTCATACGAGGCATATTGGTCAGGTACATATTGTCCAAAATCTGACGGGTAATCGTAGACTTAATTAACTGAATGTCCATACTACGGTCTGCCAAGCTCTGCCCAAAGAATTTATGTGGCATTGGGATTGGGCAAACACTAGCAAATGGAATATGATCCACTTCCTCATTATCCAAGATCTCTGATCCAGCATAAGTAACTTTACGCAGCTCAGCAATGCCATCCTCATCGTAATCGGTGCGGATATAGCACTCGAATACCTCAATGTCTTGCATAGAGAAGTCTAAGGATTGCGTTTCATCCGGCATTTCGCCACGATCAAAACGAGCAATACGCTCAGGTGTGTAGGTTAAGTCTGAGTAAGCAGGCAGGTTATCTACAATGTCTTTAGAGTAGCCAGCCGCAATCAGGTCTGAGCGAGTCATGTTAATGCGATGGGCTATAAAGCGAGCATCTTTAATATTCTTATCACGCTTAGAGATCAAAAACTCCTCTGGCGGGACATTGGCAATCTTAACCCGACCAGATTCTTTCTTTTTCATTACCACTACATCGTAAGAGAATGTAGCAGGGATAATCATGCCTGTAGGATCAATTCCAGCAGGCGATACTTCTTTCATGTCCTGGCTTACCAGTTCCATCGTGCCATCAGCAAATAGCAATTGCAGTTCTTCTGCTGAAAGGTCTTTGTACTTCTCTTTTGTAGGATCTGCGCTATCTTCCCACCAATATTTGACGATACCATTCTTTTGCAAGAGAGCGTCTTTAAACCAGTTGTGCATTAGGATAACGCCATCATTGTCTTGGAAAAAGACTAGATTGCAGTATTCCGTAGCTTGTTTAGCGCCTTCCTCATCACCTGGGCCTTTAGGCTCAAAGCGGCATAACTCGTCTGACTGGGTAAAGATGCGCAATAATTGGGGCAACGCACCATCAACTACCTCAGCGACTTCGCCAGTAACAATGGATGAACGGCCTTCTACCTCGTTGCCGTATGGCTCACGATTGTAGTATGTCAAAGCCTTTCTACGAGCTTCGGTTGTTTCGGTATCTACATAGCCGATTGAGTTATCAATCTCTGCATCTAGAATACCTTTTAGCTTGTTGTCATCCATATTTAAACTATCCACTTTGCGTTAATCTTTAATGGCCTATCCCACATATCGGGCTTTTCATCCAGTCCTACGGCAACATATCTCCATGCGTCTGCTGCGTGAGAATGTTGGTCATGTAAGGGTTTGTCACTAAACATCTTTGTATCTGCGTCTACTGCATATCTGTAGTGCCGTAAAGCCTGCAACCCCTCAGCGCAACGGTTGGTATCAAAGTAACACCGATTCATCAACATTCTAGCTGCATTTATGCCGTCTGCGATAGACAGTTTAGGGGTAATCCGTACCGGCAGCCCCATGTTTTCTATAATCTCTTTTGTGCTGCGACCAGTCATATTCTTATGCTCTGCGTCATGCGGCAGCCAATGATCCCTATATGTATATCCCTTGTTTTGAAGGATATTTACATAATGATCTATGGTTTTCTGATTATCTTGATAGAAGTCAATAACCCGCACTTCACCGCCAGGCACAGTCTGTACGAACCAAATACTTGTATTGTCTGCCCAGCCTAAGTCCCAGAATGTAGATACAGGGATAGACTTATCAACCTGTATATCTCTGATCCGATCTTCCTCTTGCGCTTTGCGTAGCTCGTTGGCGTACACAGCGCCATCTAGGACTTGCCTTGTATTGCCTTCCCATACATTCAGATATGCGTCCATATCTCGTTCTTTCAAGTCCTCCATCTCATCTCGGAGAACTTTAGGAAACCACGGATTATCTGACCAGTTTACCTTTACTACCTTTGCCGTCTTAGGCGGCATGACCACAAACCGTTTATAGGTTTCGTCTGTATCTAGCTCAGGATTGAATGTAATCCATATCTCTGAGTTTTCCTTGCGAATCGTAGGAATCAGCGTATCCCAACTTGACTTGCTGGTGGTTTGTGCTTCTTCGACCCAACAAATGTCTACACCCTCAAACGACTTGATTTTGGTAATGTTGTGCTTTAAGCCCACAAATAAAAACTCTGTGCCATTCCTGCCAAATATACTTGTATTCTGTACTGTGTAGAAGTCATCCAAGCCCAGCGACTTGATCTGATCTGCCAGCAGGGCGTGTACCGAGTCGCTAATTGAGTTTTGAAACTCACGAGCGCATAAGACTCTAATCTTCTTTCTACGGCCTATCGCCAGCAATACCCTAGCTACTGTCCAAGACTTAGATGAGCCACGCCCACCGTATACGACTTTAAAACGGTAATCTTCCAGTAAGCACTCTAGCTTCTCTGGTATCTCTAAACTTAGCTTTTCTTCTGCTTCGATCACTCTGGGCGCTTGATAATGAACTCAATCTGCTTTAGTTCGATAGCCTCGCCATCTACACCGCTAATCTCGGTAGACTGTACGGCCTTGCCATCTATACGATCCATGATCTCTTTAACAGCCCAAGGCTCGCCGTCTTGTGCAGCGCCTACAAGCGTCTCTACAATCTTCTCCAGCTTTGCTGGATTTTGGATAAGATGCTTCTGTATCCTGTCGTAGAACAGTTTATTCTTTTTGCCGTTTTGATTGCCTGGCTGACCGCCACGATTATTCGAGGCGATTCCTACTTCTTTGTTTTCTGTAGAACTTTCCATGCCATTCCCTTTGGGTTGATGGTTGATGATGTTGCTATTCTACAACATTTTTGCAGAGAATTACTTTCATCCCATCTATCATTCTAGGCAGGATGGTTAGCATTTGTTCGCTAATCCCCATTTCATCTGCCAATGGGCTTTTTTCTAGCGATAGTTCTTTCATGTAGAACCTGTCTGTCCAGCCTAGATACCAATGCCAATCCGTGTAATACAGCCAGCTATTCTCATTGAACGCTCTGACATGGGTTGGATCTTGCCAAGCCCCCAAACTTAGGTCATACGGCACATGAATATGGAATTCACCTTTATCTGATAGCAAGTCCTTGCAATTAGTCATTGCCGCCACCAAATCAGGTATATGCTCTAAAACATCGTTGGCGATGATCTTATCGAACATTCCCTTCTTTATCTCTATATCCCCAAACCGTGTAGAGATTGTTTCTCCCCAAGGTACATTGGTAATATCCAACACCCAGTCAGGGTTTTTAATGGCCTGTATGTCTGCGTTTAAGCAGTCCTCTAGAAAGTCTTTACCGCTTCCAAGGTTAAGACAGTTTGGCAATGAGGTCATCTATTTTTGAGCTACAAAGTAATGGGATTAGCTCTTGGATCTCTTGGTCTGATCTTTCCCACCAAGGGTTTACCCTTAGAGTTTCTATTTGTTTCTCTGTAAAACGGTACTTTAATACTTTTGCAGGGTTGCCGCCTACTATTGCGTAAGCAGGAACATCGTTTACTACTGTGGAATTGGCGCTTACTACTGCTCCATCTCCTATTGTGATGCCAGACATA